ATCTGTATCAAGCCCGAGCGACAGGTTGACCGTGCCCTCGTTGAATGCGCCTTTCAGCTTCTGAGTGCCACGGGTGGCAACGGGATTGTGCGTCACCAGTGTGAATTCCCGACCGAATTCGCCGAAATTTGTGATCTCGCCGACGGTGGTAAAGGTGAGCGCCGCATAACCGGCTTGGTTAAACGTAGCCGGCACGCCGGCACTGATCTGAAGTGTGGTTGTTGCGGATGTGCGGACGGTCATGTCGAAAGCCTCCAAAGAGGTGAATATACACGGTCGCCCATCACGGCCAATCTGCCTGCATTATCTTGTATAGCTGACCATATAGTCAACTGATTGACTATAGAGGTCCGGCCCGTCGTCGAAAAAATCCGGCCCATCATTCTCGTGCAGCACGGATTGCACGGGCCATCCTGCCACGGTGGCGCCTGTCGAGACGGGCATCGCAGCACGCACCAGCGCGACGATCTGTTTCACTGCCGGATATGTCTTGGCGTAAATCGTCACCTGCACGCGGTCGGTCTTGTATCTGGACGCCTCGGCCATGCTCACGGTCTTGCGCTCCACTCCACTGACCTGCGTCAGTGATATGGCCGGCGCGTCGGTCGTGACAGGCACCACGCCCGCCATGATCCTGATCGCAGGCACCACCGCCAGCAGCGCCGAATTGACGACCAGCAGTTGCGTCGCAATCGACACCCCGCTCACTCTGTCACCACATAGCCCATCGCGTCGCGCTTAGGCTCGGGCGCTGGCTCGTCCACCGGGCACGGCGCAGGATCCTTGTGCTCGACCGCCATCGCCGAGCCCATAAAAAGGCGCGCGACTTTTGCGTCCACGTCATATGTGACGCCCTGTTCAAAGCGCCCCAGGTTTTTACCGTCCACCGGGCCCGGCACGTCGATCAGCATGGTGATTTTCATATTCATTCGTCCCCGATCTGTATGTCCTGTGTATCCAGCCCGTGCTTTGAGGCCAGCCGTTTTTTGATGTACTCGCCAGCAGCCACCACCGCCCGCTCCGCGTTTTCGTCCAGCGCCGGGCGCATAAACGGCTGTGCGCGTGATCCTGGGTGGCTCACTGACTTGCCGACTATCTGGCCGCCGATGACCAGGAAGCGGCGATTAAATGTGGTTTGCGACTCCTTAACCACCATGCCGCGCTTGATCGACAGCCGCCGGTTTATTTTTTTGTCCTCGTCCGAAACGCTGATCAGGTGCGGCTGCGTTCCGAATTCCATCATCGGCGCCAGGAATGCGTGCGGCCCTGTGGCCTTGACTGAGGCCGTCACGACGCCGCTGCGGCTGCGCGTTGTGATCTTGAGGCCGTCGGCCAGCTTGCCGGACTTGCGCGGCGCCTTGGCTTTCGCAGACGCCAGCATGACCTTGGCACCCGCTCGCATTGCGCCGCGCATAATGTTGGCCTCGATCTTAGCCGGCAGCGTGTCCAGCAGCGCCTGCAGCTCGGACAGCCCCTTGATCTCGACGCCATCGGTCATGTGCTAAACTCCTCGCACATAATCTCCAGAAACGCCCGATTGCCGCCGATCTCAGCCGGCCCGCCCACGATTGCCAACACGCGCTCGACCGGGCGATGAATCCGCACCCTGCACGACGTGTCCAGGTCGCGCAGCCAGCGTATCCTGATGCGAGTCTTGCCTGTGTGCATCACCAGCGCGCCGTCCACCAGCGCCTCCTGCCGTGACGGCATGGCGTCCTGAATGTTGGCCCACACCTGCGCGAGCGGCACCCACGAGACGACCGCCGTGTTATACGACGTGTCTCGCGTCTCGACTTTTCGCTCAATAGTGATGCGCCTGTCCAGCGGGCCGATGTTCATATGTGGCTCAGTTTGTACGGGTCCAGCAATGAATTTACGAAATCCATGCCGACGCTGGCGTCCGTTTGCGTGCTTTGCGCCTGAATTGCCGCAGCAGCTTGCGCGCGGATCCAGTACCGAAGTTCTGCCGGCACGTCGCTGGCCGCTGCGCCATAGCCGGCCACCAGCGTGATAATGACGGAATTTTCCTCGGTGCGGACGCTCGGCCAGGTATTTAGCCCCGCCTCATAAATCCACCCCGGCAGCCTGTCGGCGTCGAGCGTGTACGTGTCAGCCGCCAGCGTCTGCAGCGTGCCGATGCTGTCGTAATACTGAATTGATGTGATCGACACAATGGGCAGCTTGCCGATCCGGATGCCATCGACCGGAAACTCGTCGAGTATCAATTGCCACGTTTGCGTGATCAGGGCGCGCCCGGTCAAATCCTCGCACCTTTGCCGGGCGGCCTTGATCAGCAGCTCGATGGTCGCGTCCAGCTCCGGCCCGTCGATGCGGGCGTCCAGCTTTACCTCGTCCACCGTGGCCGGCTCCACGCTCGGCGCCACCGTCCGCTTTAGAGTCATTGTGTTTTGCCCCCGCGCCCGGTGCTTGTCACCGCCTTGTTTTTAATCAGCGGCCCGCCAGCCAGGTCGCACGCCTCGATCCATGACGGATCAGCCGCTGCGGCGAGATAGTCGGACAGCTCGCGCTCGGTGCCGGCCTCGAAAGTCTCGGTCGTCCTGCCGTCCTGCGAGCCCGGAAACGTGCGCTTGATTCTATACAATGCCATGTCAGCCTCTCTCGATTAGGTGCTGCTTATTTATCGGCGCGCTGTGATCGTAGGCGGCCTCGATCTGTTCTGCGGTAGGCAGGTTTTCGCGCTCAGTGTAGGTTATTTTCAGCGCCCCGTCACCGTCCACATTGAAATGAACGTCCCGCGTGTCGTAGCCGTACAGGCGCTGTTGGTCGGTCAGATTACTGTCCATCAGCGTCGTATTGCGCGGAAAGTGCAGCTTTATGCCGCGCTGATGCGCCTTGCCGAGCCAGAATTCAACACACCCGCGCCCCTTTTCGGCGTCGTGTACGTTCGCATAGCTGAAATCCATGCCAAAAATGCTGATTTCGGTCGCCTCGGCCCATATGGCAAACGCCACCGCATAGGCTGCCGTGCTGTTGAAATAGGCGTGCCCCAGGTCGTTCAACACGTCCTCGAGAGGAAACTCCACGACAGACGGGTAATCTGGATGTGTGCGGCTCGACACGATCGGCACATTGCAGGTTTTCATCCATTCCAGCATGGCCGCGATGTTCGACTGCGGGCGAGCGGCTGCGCGCACCTCCTGAATTCTCACGTCGTCCATGTGAAACACGACGTCGCAGTTCAAAACGTCGCCCATCGCGTTAATGCTCCAGACTTGATCATACACGCGGCGGCGTCCGCCCTGGCGCTTGATCAGGTCCATATAGTCGGCGGACGATGGCCCCAGCCCAATGATAGCGATCGACTTGCGCGGCTTTTGCTCCGGTATGTCCGCCCGGCTGCAGACGGCCACCAGTGTGCGCCCTTGCACGTCGCGCTCGACGGGCGACTCAGCGCCTAGCTGGCCGTGCCACTCGTCCACAGCCCAGCCGCAGGACTCCAGCAGCTCGGCGAATTCGATGCGCGTGTAGTGCCTGAAATGGAAAGCCGTTGTCGTGCCGTCGGCGCGCTGCCACGGCATAACGGATTCATTCGGGACGCTGGCGACGAGGCGCTGGCATGACTGGCGCAGCGCCAGCAGCAGCGGTCGCGGGTCTTCAATGTGCTCAATCGTTTCAAACGACACGCCCCAGTCAGACGCCGGCAGCTCGCCTGGCGCCTCGCCGTTGCGGACCTCAAACTGCGTCGCCCCGGCGATGCTGTAATGCTGCCGCGCATACTCGATCGTCTCGCGGTCTATGTCATAGCCGCGCACTGATGCCAGCCGGCGCGCCATGATTTCCGTGCCGTAGCCTATGCCACACGCGAAATCAATCACGGTGGCGCCAGGCGTCAGCAGTCCTGCGGCGAATTCATAACGCGCCACATGATCGGCGCGGATTTCGTTTATTTCGGTTGTTACTTGGCGCTCGCCAGAATGTAAAGCCATGATAATTTCCCCCATCGGAAAATGAAAAGTGCCGGGTTCCACGGCGTCGATGTGATGGGCACCGACCCAATTCGTTTACGGGTTGGCCTGCGGTGCGACGTTGGGCGAGTGCAGCACAGCGGCCACCCCTACCACGCCGACCGAAGTCGTACCCGTTTGTACTGCGTTGACTCGGACGTATCGCTTGTTACCGATATATCCAATGCGCTTGGTGACTTCCTTGCCAGTGCCCGCCACGCGAGCGCCTGCTGCCAGCGAGAACAGCGCCTCGGTGCCTAGCAGGTCGGTGTCGGCCACACTGGTCAGCGTGCCCGTGACGTCGCCCTCAAACACCACCATTGTCACAATGCTGCCGGTCGTGGTCACAGCGCCATACGACGCGATAAACTCGACGCCGCCATAGCCTTGACGGTCCACGACGATGCCGGTTTTCGTTGCGTTGGCGCCGATTGCCAGCGGACTGATAACGGTTTTCGTGCGTGAATTGTTGTGTAGATCATTCATTTGGGTTCCTTTGGGTCGGATGTGTGCCGCCCGCACTCACGGTCCTGCGTTGATGTGGCGCGCTGTGCCGCTCCAGCGCGCCTGCTTAAACTACGACGTCGCGAAGCGCATCAGCTTCAAAGCTTCGAAATTTGAAATGCCTCCACCGACGCGCCGGCGGAAATTGTACTTCGTCTTGCCCTTCGCCGTGATGTTGTCACGGATCAGGCTTGTGCCGACACGGTTCGCAATGGTGTAGGCGCGCTGGAAATTGCCGTAAGCCATTGAAATCGAGCCAGCGCCCAGCGCAGCCAGATTGTCGTCCACCTCGACAGGACTGCCGAGGAAGCGACCACCAAAGCCAGCCAGCGGATCAGGCTGCCACAGGTAATACGAGCCAGAGCCATCCTTGATCTGCCGAGCGGCGGCCAGCGTTGCGTTGTTCATCAGGAACACCGCGCCCGGACGGTATTGCGCTGGCAGCGCGTGCTGCAGGTCGATGATCTTATCGCCGGGTGCCACGGACGCAAAGGCCGCTGACTTGCCGCTGGCAATGTAGCCGACGCTTCCCCACGCATATGATGCGTTGGCGACGTTGCTATACCCTGCAATCCCGCGCGGCTTGCCGACACCGTTGCCAGTGATCAAAGCGGCGCCGATCATTTCGGCAAACCCGATGCCGGCCTCCTCGGCCAGATCCATTTCCAGATCCAGCATGGCGTCCTGCAGCGTTTCGTTATACACCCAGGGCTCGATTTCAGCGGTAAACGCTTCGATTTCGACCTTGCTGTATTTGGGATTCGTCGTCTCGCCGGCAGTTGCGCCGTCCGCCACCCACGATCCAGCCAAGCCCGAGGTTTTTACCAGGCGCTCGTACTTCGCGCTGCCGATGTTCACAACACGCGCGAGGCGGTACATTGCACTGATTGTCGGCGCAATGCGGTCGATTTCGGCGTCCATTTCAGGCAGCACCAAGTATCCGCCGTCCGGGTCGCTGTGCGTCTGCAGCGCCTTCTGATTGATTTCGCCAGAGCGCATGAAAGTTTTAAACGCTTCTTTGCGCTCGATCTGCTCGGCGGTCATTTCAGCTTCGACGCCCTTGCGGCCTGATCGCTTTTGAATCTCACGATTCTCGTCAGCCAGTGACTTCAGCTCCGCATTGATCGCGGCCAGCTTGCCGTCCACTTCAGACGTGCCCATGCCTTTTTCGATCAGCGCCAGGCGCTGGTCGTTGGCCGCTTTGAATGCTTCGAAGTTCTCGCCCTGCTTTTGAATCAGTTCTGCAATATCCATGTTACCGTCCTCAGTGTGAAATTTTATTAAGAGGCGAATTTACCAGCGCCTCGCGGATTCTTAGCATCGCGTCGTCCGCTGCAGATTCGCTCCGCGCAATCGACTTGATTTTGCTCAGGAAGGCAAGCGCCTGTCCTTTGCTGATGCCTGCCTCCCGCAGGTAGTCCTCGGCGTCGCGCAGCGTGATGATACCATCCACCGCCTTCACGCCCTGCACTCGTGCCGCGTCGTTCGCCGGAAATGTCACCAGCGAATTCTCCCACAGCTTAACCTTTTTCAAGGTGTTGATACCCGTCACCTTGTCGTATGATTCCTCACGCGGCGTGAAGCCGATCGACATTCCCGAGATCGCGCCCATTTTCAACAGCTCGTAAGCCTCGGCGCCGCGCTGGGTTTTCATGGCGATCTGCCCTCGCACGCGCAGGCCGATGCTGTCCTCGTCCATTTCGGTATACACGCCCATCGGCTCGGCGCTGCGGTGCTGCCACAGCATGGCCGGCATGGTGCCCTTTGCCTTGTGCTCGGCCAGGCTGTCCAGAAACGCGCCCGGCGCGACTACTTCACGGTAACTGTCCAGCACGTCAAATACCGAGGCATAGCCGGTAAATACACCCGTCTCCTCCACTGTCTCGGCCTTGAAACTGAATTCCCGCGTGTGCAATGTCATGCCGCTGCCCCTGTTGTGCTGTTTCCAGTGCCGACGATATTCGTCGGAATTCTCAGTCTGTCGCTGGCGGGATCCTTGTCCGGGTTCATGTCGAGCGCGTCGCGTGACTCGTTGACGGTCATAATACCGCCGTTTGTATACGCCAGCAATATCTCCTGCGTGACCTTCGCAGATCCGCGCAGCAACCCCTCCTCGACGAAATTCGTATACATGCCGGCATCGCGCTGGCGCTTGGTCAGCAGCGCCTTGTCCGCGCTTTGCTCTATGCGCGTAAACCACGGCGACAGTGTGTGCACGACGTGCGCCAGAAACATCTGCTCGGCGCTGGCATACGTCGTATTTTTTGACTCAGCCCCGACCATGATCGGATTGACCCGCGCAAACCTGCAAACCTCCTCGACCTGGTAGCGCCGCGTCTCCAGGGTCTGCGCGTCAACGCCCGACATTGCCGTCTGCAGCCACTTTGCGTCCCGGTCCACCACCATCGGGCGCCCAGCATTTTGAGCCCCGCCCATGTTCTCCTCGATCCAGTCGCGCAGCTCCTTCCACTGGGCCGGCTTGAGCGTGCCGCTGACCGAATACGTCCCGCTCGCGCGCACCCCGTTGCTGTGTAGCCGACTTTGCGACTCCTCGATCGCCATGTCTAGCCCCATCGCTTCGCGGGCGATCTTCACCGCCTGCAGCCCTTGCCAGCCGTCCCACGAAGGACCGCGCACATGCCAGATGGCCTCGGCTGCAAACTCTCGCTCGCGCCCGTCGTCGCCCCGGACCTTGTAGGTAATCGACCAGTCCGCGTGCTGTTTCGGCGTCACCCTGGCCGGGTTCAACGGTATAAGCTCCAGCACTTCGCCACGCGCCGATCGGTTCACGAAAACGTAAGCGTTGCCGACCAGCACACAGTGCATGACGATCTGTTCGCGGAATTCAAACGAAGTCTGGAAATCATTTGGCGCCGACGCCAGCAGATGGTACAGCGGGTCCGTTCGGGCCGGCACGCGAGTGCGGTCGGTCTGCTGCATCAGCTTAAACGGCACCTGTGCCACGCCCTCGGCGATCACTCGCATACAAGCGAATACGGTGCTCACGCGGATAGCCGTCTCGACGGTCACCGCCTTGCCCGACCAGCTCGGCCTGTAGGCGTCGGTCCCTTTCAGCAGGTCGATGATATTCACCGCCCGTTGGCTGTCAGCTCCTGCAAATGCCGCCGCAAGTATCCCCATTATCGGGCCACCTTGACGCCAGCGTACAGCGTCAGCGCGCCGGCCACAATAAACCCTGCGGGCTCATACGTCAGCCAGGCGCCATACGACAACAGCGACACGCCGCCCAGAATTAGCAGATCAGGAATCCAATTTTTCAAGCGGCCACCTCCCAGAAACTTTTGCCCTGCCCTTCAGGATTCAAAGCCATAAGCGACACCGCGTTGAATGCTGCCATCAGCGGGTCGATCTTTGCAAACCCTGCCGCCTGTTTTGTGATCGTGATCGCGTTGCCGCGCGGCTCGACCTTCGCATTGCCCACGCACCAGGCCATCATCGGCGCGCCGGAATGACTGCAGGCGCCCTCGGCCAGCCACCGCTCCAGAGTCTTGATGGCCCCGGTCAGCTTCCAGCCTTGTGATATGCCGACGATCATGTCCTCGGGTATTTCCTGCGCCATCAGCCCGTCCAGTATGCCGCCAAGCCCGTGCGGATCGACGCCGATTTTATACAGCTTGCCGGTATCATACACGGCCTTGATGATCTCCGCCACATTGTGCACGTCGT